ACCGATGACGAGAAGCGCGCGGCGGTTGGGTATGGGCCAGGCAGATAGTCCCTTTGCGGAACGACCTGCTCACCTGACACATCATTCTTGGAGATCACTGATGCAAACCCGCCGGGAGAAGAGCCGGCTGGGGCAGCCGCTGTGCGCCTGCTCCGGCACGGGCGTGTTCGTGGGCTATGCCAGCCTGTTCGGGAAGAGGGACCACTCGGGCGACATCGTGATGGCGGGCGCCTTCGCGCACTCGCTCTCGCGGCGTGGCCCCAAGGATGTGCGCATGCTGTTCCAGCATGATGCGGCGGAGCCGGTGGGCACCTGGCTGGAGATGCACGAGACGGAGAAGGGCCTGCATGTGACGGGCCGCCTCGACTGCAATGTGCAGCGGGGCCGCGAACTGCTCTCGCTGCTCGATACGAAGGGCCTCGATGGCCTTTCGATTGGCTTCAGGACGGTGAAGGCGCGGCGCGACAAGGCGAGCGGTGCAAGGCTGCTGACCGAAATCGACCTCTGGGAAATCTCGCTGGTGACCTTCCCGATGCTGGAGGGGGCCCGGGTTTCGCAAGTGAAGCGGCGCCGCATCGCCGAGGCCGAGAAGGCGTTCCCCAGCCTGGCAACCATGTTGCGTGATGGCGCGAAGATCATTCAACCACAGGAAAGGTGAGTTATGGAGAGTGGACTGGAGACGAAGGTTGCCTTTGGCGACTTCATGCAGGCCTTCGAGGCCTTCAAGGATGCGAATGACGACCGTCTTTCGCAGATCGAGGCACGGCTGAGCGCCGATGTGGTGACCTCCGAAAAGGTGGAGCGCATCAACCGCGCGGTGGACGAGGCGAAATCGCGCCTCGACGAGCTGACGCTGAAGGCACGGCGCCCGCGGCTTGGGAGCGAGGAAGAGCCCACGCCCCACATGCGCGAACATAAGCAGGCTTTCGATGCTTATGTGCGAAAGGGCGAGGCGCAGGGGCTTTCGGCGCTGGAGGCCAAGGCGCTGTCGGTGGTTTCGGCTGCCGATGGCGGGTTCCTCGTGCCGCCCGAGACGGAAAGTGAGATCGGCCGCAGGCTGACGCTGGCCTCTCCCATCCGCGCCATCGCGGGCGTACGTCAGGTTTCGGCATCGGTATACAAGAAGCCGTTTTCGACCACGGGCTTTGCTTCGGGCTGGGTGGGTGAAACGGCGGCGCGGCCCGAGACGGCCTCCGCCACGCTGGCGGAGCTGCAGTTCCCGACCATGGAGCTTTACGCCATGCCGTCCGCCACCCAGGCGCTGCTGGATGATGCGGCTGTGAACATCGACCAGTGGATCGCCGAAGAAGTGCAGATGGCCTTTGCCGAACAGGAAGGCACGGCCTTCGTGACCGGCAATGGCGTCAATCGTCCCAAGGGCTTCCTCGACTATGCCAAGGTTGCCGATGCGGCGTGGAGCTGGGGCAGCCTGGGCTATCTCGCCACCGGCGTGGCGGGCAGCTTTGCGGCGGCCAATCCCTCAGACAGGCTGATCGACCTCGCCTATGCGCTGAAAAGCAGCTACCGGCAGAATGCCAGCTGGGTGATGAACCGCAAGACGCAGAGCGCCATCCGCAAGTTCAAGGACGTGGACGGCAATTATCTCTGGCAGCCAGCGCTTCGCCCCGATGGCCGCGCGACGCTGATGGGCTTCCCCGTGGCCGAAAGCGAGGCGATGCCCGACATCGCCACCGACAGCTTCGCGCTGGCCTTTGGTGATTTCAACGCGGGCTACCTGATCGTCGACCGCATCGGTGTTCGCGTGCTGCGCGATCCTTATTCCGCCAAGCCTTACGTGCTGTTCTACACCACGAAGCGCGTGGGCGGGGGCGTGCAGAACTTCGAGGCCATCAAGCTGATGAAGTTCGGCCTGACGTGATCGCGCGCGGGGCGGCCGAAATCGCCGCCCCTTCTTCTTTATCCCATGAGGGACGTTTCAACATGCCATCGATACTTGTCACTCCGCCGCAAGCGGAGCCGGTGACGCTTGCCGATGCAAAGGCACAGTTGCGGATTTCGCACGCAGACGACGACCAGCTGATCGGCACGCTGATCTCCTCCGCCCGGCGGGTGGTGGAGGGGCGGACGGCGTTGTGCCTCATCCGCCAGCAATGGATGCAATTCCGCGATGCCTGGCCCGAGGATGGCGTGATGGCACTACCGCTCTGGCCCATCATCAGCGTGGAAGAGCTCGCCGTGTTCGGCGAGGATGACCAGAAGGCGGTGATCGAGCCTTCGCATTACGTGGTGGATGCCGCGTCGCGGCCGGCGCGGGTGATGCTGCGCGGCTCCCGCCTGTGGCAGCGGCCCGGGCGTGCCATGAACGGCATTGCGCTCACCGTCGAAGCGGGCTTCGGGGCCACGCCCGAAAGCGTGCCGGAGCCACTGCGCCTCGCCATGCTGCAACTGGTGGCCCATTGGTATGAAAACCGCGGCACGGATGCGCCGCCGCCCCCGCCGGTGACGGTCGATGCGCTGCTTGCGCCTTATCGCTGGGTACGGCTGTGAGCGGTGCCTATCAATTGCAGGAGGCGATGCGGACGGCCCTGCTTTTGCATGCGCCGCTGAAGATGCTGCTGGGTGGTGCGCATGTCTATGAGGAAGTGCCGCGCGGGGTGCCACCTTCCGCCGTGATCTTCGAGGCCAGCGAGACGCGCGACTGGAGCACGGCGGACCACAAGGCACATGAGCACTTCCTGACGCTCTCGATCCGCACCAACAGCCGCAGCCGCAAGCTGGCGCAGGGGCTTCTGGATGAGATCGAGATGGTTCTCGATGGCGCCGCACTTCCGGTTGCGGGCCACCGGCTGGTGAACTTGCGGCTCGTGTTCTGGAGCGTCACGCGGGAGCGCAACGGCCAGAATTTCGGCGCGAGCCTGCGGTTCCGCGCGGCGACGGAGCCGCTTTAGAGGCCGGGGGCGCCCGCCAGCCTGTTGCATTGATGTTGAGTTCAAGGAGATGATTTATGGGTGCACAGAAAGGCCGTGACCTTCTGCTGAAGCTCGATGCCACGGGAGCGGGAAGCTTCCAGACGGTGGCGGGACTTCGCAGCAATGTGATTTCGTTCAACGCGGCCGCAGTCGATGCGACGAACCAGGAGTCGGCCGGGCAGTGGCGCGAGCTGCTGGCGGGAGCGGGACTCAAGTCAGCCGCCATTCGTGGTTCCGGCATTTTCAGGGATGCCGTTTCCGATGCGGTGATCCGCAACTGCTTCTTCAACGGGCTGATCCGCGACTGGCAGGTGATCGTGCCGGATTTCGGCGTGATCCGCGGCCCCTTCCAGATTGCGAGCCTTGAATTCGGTGGCCGTCATGACGCCGAGGTGACCTTCGACATCGCGCTCGAATCGGCGGGCGAACTGACATTCACGGCTGTCTAGGAGGGAACCATGGTGAACCGGCATCGCGGTGAAATCGAAGCGGAACTGTCCGGCCAGACCTATGTGCTGTGCCTGACGCTGGGCGCACTGGCAGACATCGAAAGCGCTTATGGCGGCGAGGACCTGATCGCCATTGCGGAGCGCTTCGAGACGGGGCGGATCAGCGCCACCGATGCCATCCGCGTCATCGGCGCAGGGCTGCGCGGCGCGGGCAACGCCGTCACCAATGACGAGGTGGCGGCAATGACCGCGCGTGGCGGGGCAGCAGGCTACCTCGACATCGTGGTGCGTCTGCTGAAGGCGACATTCGGCAATGGCGAATAGATTTCCCTGGGGTGATTTCATGCGGCTGGGGCTTGGTGTTCTCGGGCTTTCGCCCAGCGAATTCTGGGCCGCGACGCCGCGCGAGATCGCGGCGGCCTTCGGGCCCCGGCCGGCCAGCCTGACGCGCAACGACCTCCTGAACCTCATGCAACAGTTTCCGGATGAGACATGACTGACAACCTCGAACAGATGAGCCTCCGCACCGAGGCGCTGAAAACCCAGATGCAGGATCTCGACAGGCTGGCGGAGGGGGTGGGGAACCGCCTCGTCAGCGCCTTCGCCGATGCGGCGATCCGCGGGCAGTCGCTTTCGGACGTTCTGAAGGGCCTGGCGCTGTCACTGTCGCGCATGGCGCTGTCGATGGCGCTGCGGCCGCTCGGCAGCATGCTGGGAGGCCTGATCCCCAATGCCATGGGCAATGTGATCGCCAAGGGGCAGGTGGTGCCCTTTGCCGATGGCGGCATCGTCAATTCGCCGGTGCTGTTTCCGATGCGCGGCGGCACCGGGCTGATGGGCGAAGCGGGGCCGGAAGCCATCATGCCGCTGGCGCGCGGCAGCGACGGCAAGCTTGGCGTGCGCGGCGGGGTGGGCGGCGCGCGGGTGACCATCAACATCCAGACGCCCGATGTGGCGGGTTTCCGGCAATCACAGGGGCAGGTGGCGGCGATGATCGCGCGCGCCGTCTCCCGCGGGCAGAGGAACCTTTGAGATGAGTTTCGACGACGTTCGCTTTCCCACCGCCATCTCGCGCGGGCGCTCCGGCGGGCCCGGGCGGCGCACCGACATCGTGACGACCGGATCAGGGGCCGAGGAGCGCAACAGCCGCTGGGCCGACTCGCGCCGCCGCTACAATGCGGGTGTCGGCATCAGTTCGCTCGATGACATCCATGCCGTGACCGCCTTCTTCGAGGAGCGGCGCGGCAGGCTTTATGGCTTCCGCTGGAAGGACCATGCCGACTTCAAATCCTGCCTGCCATCGGCACAGGTCTCGCCGCTCGACCAGGTGATCGGCACGGGCGATGGCGCAGGCCGCAGCTTTCAGCTGGTGAAGCAGTATGGCGAAGGCCGCCGCGCCTATCTGCGCACCATCGCAAAGCCCGTGAAGGACAGCGTGCGCGTGGCGGTGGACGGGATCGAGACAACGGCCTTCACCTGCGATGAGGCAACC